TAAAAAACAAGCAAATGTCGGCGCTGCAAGCGTTTAGCTGGATGTCACTTGTGGCTGGGAGTTTGCTTTCGCTGATAAATCTTTTAAAATATTTTAAATAAAGGAGGGAGTATGTCGAAATGGTTTTCGAGAAAGTTTTTTGTTTGCTTGTTTCTTATTACTTTGTCAAGCTTTTTGTTATTTTATAACAAAATCACCCCGACTGTCTGGGCTATCGTAAGTATCACTGCGGCCGTGATTTATTTGTTTGTGAACGGTGCGGTTGCGCTCGAAAATTTAAAAATTGCACGAGAGGGACTGGTGATCGAAATGAAGAAGGAGGAGGAAGAAAATGAAAAAAATTAAGATTGTCAAGAAAGCTTCACAAACGCCTATATTGTTAAAAAACGGTGACAAATATGACGGGGTTTTACAAGTTTATGACAAAGACGACAAGCTGCTTGTAGAGTTGCACTGTAACACTGACCCGACGAACGGCTACCAGGGCGGCGAGGTTGCAGCGGGGGAATACATAGCAAAACGGGTTACGCGACGAGACGGGCGCACGGCGTATCATCTGTACACCCAGGACGGCTCAGACATCCTGCCTTCGACACGACCGAACCCGAATCACAACGGAAAAATGGTAATACAAGCGGTGCAAATTCACATCGGCGGACTAAACTGGGACGGCTCGCATGGATGCATTACCATCCCGCCTGCAGAGTTTGCGGACTTTTTGGCTGCGATGGGCGGGGAAAAGGAGGCTACGGTGGAGATTTTAGAAAAAATTGCACAACAGGAACAAGTAAGCGAGGAAGCACAAACAACAAAAAAGACAAGAAAGAAAAACGCATAAAAACACATATATAAAGGAAGAAAGGAAGAGAGGCAAATGAAAATGGAATGGATAATAACAGCGTTTTTGACTGGGCTATTGCTCGGGGCAGGCGCGGGTGTGGTCGGGGAGCGATACTTGCTCCCTGCGCGCATTAATAACACAAGCACGTATATTTACAACACGCAAACACAGCAAACAGAGGTGTTTCAGGGGCAATGCACTATAGTTGTGTCTGACGCGCGCGGAATTACTAATATAAACATAAACATCAGAGGTCTCACAAACATCACAATTACAAATGCTACCGTAAGCAACGTTTCAAAAACGAATCTTTAGTGCAAAATTTTTAACATAAAAACACAGTAAAAAAATTGCACTAATACATTAAAAAAATTGCACTCTAATTTAAAATTTTTGCACTATAATTTAAAAAAATTGCACGGCCCCGAGCGCAAAAACACGTTCTAAATCACGGCAAGGCCGACACTTACAAAGTCGACTGAAGCGGCTATTAGATATATTACTAAATATACTATTAGATATATTACTAAACATTAGATATATTACTAAACATATATAGACTTTCTTTAGAACATATATTTTTATATCTAACATATCTTAGAGATATTATATATACAATAGAGATAACATTTCTATAAGCGACATATTATATTATATATAGGCCCCACCCCGTTGTTGGCGCGCCTGGGTGGGTCGCGGTTTTGAAAAATTTTTTTGCAAAATACCCCCAAAATACTTGACAAATTTAAAAAGGCATGTTATAATATAAGCGTAAAACAAAAAAAAGGAGGTAAAGTATGGAAATTGTTGTGAGTGCTGCGGAAAACGCGAGGACGGGTCGCTTCCCTGCCTGGTTTGCGCACTTTGACATTACTGCTGAGGTTTTGGACGGCTACACGGGGCGCAAGGTAAAAAAGGCGGTGTTTGTGTTTGTTACTAACTTTAACGAGTACTACGCAAAAATTGTTACGTTTTCGACAAACGAGAAAAGCAATTGTGTAGCAATTTTGCGAATTTTGGGCGCAAAAGGGAATAGGTTCGACACAGACACGCTGAAAGGTAATGCTGTTGTGCTTGACATTGAAAACAATCGTGTGAAAGCAGTGTACCCTAACTTGACAGACGCTAAGCGTTCGCTTACAGCTGAGCAGCAGCAAAAAGCAGCAGAAATTGCTTCTCGAATAATTAAAAAAATCGTAAGGGAGTAAAAAAATGACAAAGATAGCAAAAAAAGAAATCGCCGAGCAGGTTTGTAGCCTGCTCGGGCTGGCTTTATCGAGTAAGTCTGAGTTGTTTGAAATAACAATAAAAGCAGCGGACAAGCGCAGCACTGGTTGGAAGTCGCAAAACCACCATTTTTGGGGGCATGTGCGGCAAATAGCGATGAGCACGGGGGAAAATCTGCACGACGTGGCACGGTACGTAAAGGAACGGGCTGTTGGTATGGGGTATCCTTATCGGATTGACAGGTGGGGGCGGCTTGTGGCAAAATCGGAAAGCGATGCGACAACACAGGAGGCAACGATTTTGATAGATGCTTGTCACATCGTCGCTGCGGAGTTAGGAATAATACTCGAGGAGGGCGGGGATGAGTAACGCGCAATTTGTAAAAGTATATTATACGCTTTTGGAAAATTTTAATATTAAGGTTGCTTTAAAAATTGCACTAATAAAAACATTTGACTTTGCAGAGTGGGAATTTTTTAAAAAATGGTTTTCGAGGCGGAGTTTTTATATGTATAAAAACATGCGAACGATTATTGAGAACGAAGACGAACGATTTATAATGATTACGATTAGCGATGATTTTGATGTTATGATGCAAGAATTAGTTAAAAAAGCAAACAGTGCAAAAGTGAGCTATTACTACAAAAAAAAATATGCAGCAGATGATGTAGTAACTAAAAAAAGAAAAAGAAGGAATAGACAGAGGAAAACAGAGACGGCACAGGTTAAAACGACAAAAAATAAAAAGACAGCGTTTTGGACGAAAGACGAAATAGAGAAACTGAGAAAAACAAGTGTAAACTGGCGTATTTATGCAAATTTTATAAAGAAGAACACAAACGACAAAAAGAATATAAACGTTGATGTAATTTGCGATACTATTACGCGTCTTGAAAAACAAGCAAAAGAGAAAAACATTGAAAATGTTAAGGGTTATGTAATCGCAGCGCTGCGGAACGGGGCACACTGGCAAGATATAAACAGAGCGCAAGAACAGAAAATACATGCACAGAAGCAAGAGCAAAAGCAAGAGCAAGAGCAAGAGATTGTAGACAATTTTCCTTCAATGCGCGAGGTTGGCGAGTGGGCAGAAAAATATAAAAAAAGGACGTTTATGTGGACAGAAGGTCATACGTGTCCGATCATGTCGGCGTGGGACTATGCGATGCTCGGTGGCGAGTATCTCGAATGGAAAAAAACACACAATGAAAACACAGAGAAGGAGGTGGAGGTATGGTAAAACTTCTTGAACTTGCAGACATGACGCAAAAAGCGCTATTAGGTCGAGCAACTCAGGACTTGAAGTTTTTTAAGTTATACTTATATGACAAAGAAAAGTTTTTTAGTATAGAGAATAAGAAAATATTTCAGGCGATTAAAAAACAAGCAGATACACGTGACACGTTAGACATCGCAGAGTTTGCAGTAGATACAAACATGAGTTTCAAAGACGCTGTCGAGTTTCAATTTTTGTATACTCAGAGTTCAGTTGAAGCTCAGCTTGCTCTTGAACGATTGAAAAAAATCTACGTGAAATATCGTGTTTTTTCGATATTAGATGAACTTAAAAAAGATTTCGAGAGAGGTAATGTCGACATAGACAGTGACGCTATTCAAAAAATACTAAACGAATTACAAGACTTGCAGGCTGGGAAATGGATGAAAGCGACTGAGGTTGAGCAAACGATAAAAAACGAAAAGTTCTTTTTTAGCAAATTTCGAGAAGCGAAAGACTTGTTTTTTGCTTACAGAAGCGGTGATCTACACGTAATCGCCGCTCGCCCCGGTGTCGGCAAAACAACGTTTTTGCTAAACGAGGCGGAAAGTCTTGCAAAGCAGGGGCACAAAGTCGGTTTTGTAACGCTTGAGATGCCTGCTTATCAGTGTGTAAATCGCGTAATTGCAAACGTTTGTAATGTTACTATGCATGAACTTCGAGCGCAAGGCGGGGTGCATGCTGTCATTGCAAAAAATGCAGACAAGACATCACATATAAACAATATAATGTTTTTTGAAGATTATAGCGTCGATATAAACACGCTTGTAGCAAGCATAAGACGAGCAGTCGCAGCAGGTGTTGACGTGATTTTTATTGATCAAATTAGTCACATTCGACACACGGACAAAGCATACAGTAAAGCAGACGCTGTAGAACGTACAGTTCGAACACTACGAAGTCTTGCGCTTGAACTGAATATCTGTATTATTGCAGCGAATCAGATTTCACGTGCAGCTTTGCAAACAGAAGAGCCTCAACTCGAGCACTTGAAAGAGTCAGGTGCTCTCGAAGAAGCGAGTCAGCTTGTTTTGATGTTACAACAGAAAGAAAATGAACTTGTAGTTTATGTACGCAAAGCGACGCACGGGCGGCTGGGCAAGTTTAGCGTGATTGCACTGTACGAAAGAGCGCAATTTGTAAGCGCCCCAACGATTGATTTTTAAAAAAATTTTGCAAAAACGGGCAAAAACACTTGACAAACAAAAAAAATACATGTTATAATATAAGCGTAAGAGAAAAGAAAAACATAAAATTTTAAAGGAGGAGTGTATGTCGAAGACGAAAGAGGTAGTGTTGATTTTTCGAAGTTGTACTAAAAAAATTGTCTTAGACGTTGAGAATTTTTCTCGGCTTGTTGAGACTGCAAAAGTTTGCCCGCTTATTTATAAAGACACGACTGATACCCTTGCGTATCTTGAAGGGTTGCAACATGCTTGCGCACCGTGCAGGGACGACATTTTTTGCGTTCGTACTGAGTTTGAGAACGAGTTTTGTGTTTGGTTTAAGCAATTTCCAGGCGATTATTTTTTTATAACGCAAAACGATATCGATCAGATTTTAAATGATAAAAATATGCTTTATATTTACGATAGTTCGCATGCTGCAATTGTGATATAATATATTCGAATCAAACAAACAAAAAATAAAGGAGGATTTTATGGAAGTAAATTTGCTACGCGGACAGTATGTTGTTAAGGTGATTTACGACGCGGTAGAAAAAAGCAAAGCGTCGTATGTGCGAAATGTGCACGCTGAGCAGATTAAGCTTTACCTGACCGATTTGTCGAAATGCCCGCGCGCGCTGTGGTATTCGTTCCGCATTCCTGCGACGATCGAAACACACGCATTGCTAAAAATGGGCCTGGGTGACGCTACGCACACTTACGTGCAAGATTTGCTAAAAGATGCGCAAGTGCTTGTAGCGAAAGAAAAACGCTTTACGAAAAAGCGCAAAGGGTACACGATAAACGGGCGTGTTGATGCGATAATTAAAAACGAGCAGGGCGAGAAGGAAGTTTTGGAGCTAAAAAGCATTTACGCGCAAGGTTTTAGTAGAGTTGAGGAAGAGCCCGACCAGGCGCATGTCGACCAGCTGTACACTTATATGATTATGAACAACATAAGAGTCGGCCGGCTGGTGTACATCGGGCGGGATAACGGGAGAATTGTTGAATACAAAATTGAGCTTTGCAATGCGACAGATAAAGATATGAAACAAGCAAAAAAAGAACTTTTAGCAAAGTTTGACAATTTGTACAATATAGTAAAAAGCGAAACCCCACCTGAGCGGCCGTTTAAGCTTTATATTAAAAAAACAGGAGCTGGTGACAAAGATTATGTGCTTGAATTTACAGACAAAGGCGTTCGAAAATCGACCGACTGGCACTGCAGATATTGTAGCTATGCTAACGAATGCGTAAAAGAAATTGTGCAAAAAATGCAAGCTGGGGAGGTAGCAGAAATATGAAAAACTACGAAGCAAAACGAGATTTGCTTATTGCGTTTTACAAAGAGTGCCCAGTGTGCGGTAAAAGTTTTTACATGACAAACGACGCAATCGATTTGCACCATTTGTACCACAAACGCCGCGCGGATGAGAGCAAAAACCCAGCCTGGATTGACGAGGTGTTTAATCTCGTTCCTGTGCACCACACGTGCCACATTGGCAAACATGGGAGCATTTTTAAAGTTTCCAAGCTTGATCTTGACATGATTTACGATTGTAATAACCCCGACTTGGAACCGTATCCTGAAGCTTTTGCAAAAATTGCACGGCTGTGGATAGAAACAAAAAAGGAATATGACTATAAAAAACTGCACTATTACTCGTATCAGTGGGAGGCACCTGAATGGTTCACGGCTACGAAGTAAAAAAAGAGTACAGGTTTGATAAAAAGCGCCGCTGGCGGGTTGATTATGCGGTTTTAGTTAATAACAAATTTACAATTGCGATAGAAATTGAGGGCGGCGTGTGGTTGTACGGGCGACACAACCGGGCGGCGGGATTTTTGCGGGACATGGAAAAATACAATGCACTCGCAAAGCAGGGGGTTGTACTGTTAAGGTACACCCCCGACACGCCCTGGTTGGCGATCGAGGCGGACATTAAAGAAACACTACAAAATTTACAAAAAAACAAAAACGAGGAGGCATAATATGCAAAAATACACAAAAGAAGCGTTTGTAACGTCGCACGTAGATTTGCAAAACATACGAGAAACTAAAAAAATGTTCAAAGCTGCGGAAAATTTTTGCATGCGAAAAGGGTTTGATGCGCTTACGGCACTGAGAACGTATTTGCTTGCAGACAAAAGCAACCCGCAACTGTTAGAAATTTTGCACGACGACGACTTGCTAAAAACACTACAGAGTGTTGACGAAAAAGTAGTTGCGCAAGCAAGGCTCGCTGAAGTTTTGATGCGAGATATCCTTGTTGTTTTTGGCGAGTGGTGGACGGACGAGCAAGTGCTGTTAGAAGTAAAAACAGCGCTAAAAATTGGAAAGCCTGTCTTCGAAATCGATTTGGATATTGAAATTGCAACAGAAATAAATACGCAAAACATCGCAGCGAAATTTTCCGCACAAAAGCCCCGATTGGATTTGATAGAGCCGCAATTTTTGAACGAAATCGGGCGGGTTTTGGCGTACGGTGCGAAAAAATATGCGGAGGACAGCTGGAAAAACGTACCTGGCGGTCTAACAGCGTACTACGCTGCGTGCTTGAGACACCTGGCCGCCTGGGCGGACGGTGAGGAAAACGACAAGGAAAGCACGCTTCCGCATCTCGCACACGCTGCGACTAATATAATGTTTTTAATGTATTTTGCAAGAAATAAAAAGCAGGAGGAAAAAAATGCTTGAGCGAGAGGTTTTTAGTAGCTTAAATAAAGAAAAGCGAGAAGTGACTATAAAGGGCGGATTTTGTATCGACTACGACTTACTGCATACGCTAAAAGTAAAAAAAGGGCGATTTTTAGTAGCGCTTGAAAATCCTTTTCTGTTTGTGAAGCAAAACGACACGCTTAACGAAGCGCTACTTGACGTTATGCCGCTCGAGGATGCTGTTGTGCAGGTTGAAGATATTACGTATATTTGCAAGCATACAACAGACACAGAAATGCTTCAGAGAAAATCGTACGTAAAGTGCAAAATCGATAAAAATCGCAACAATGCGCAACAAGTTTTAAAAAATCGCTTTGACAAATACAGGCGAAAAATGGTAAAGGGGGCACAAAATGCATATACAAAAAGTCGACACTAAAGCAAAAACCGTAAATGTTTTTTTGTTTTCAGATGCGCATGTAGGCAATCGGGCGGCCGGGGAGGAGGAGCTCAAAAGGGCGATTAATGTTATTGTGGACATGAGCGAAAAAATGCAGGAGGACGGACAGGCGGTTGGGTTGTATTTTTTGGGCGATGCGATAGATGCAATAACGATTTCGGACAAGCGTTTTACGCACGAAGCAATAGCACCCTGGCTGCTGGACGGGAAAGGAGACTTTGTAAAGCGACAAGCGGACAAATTTGTAAGCATAGTAAAGCCTGCCTTCCAGGCTGCTGACTTTTCCGGCTTTTTGGAGGGCAACCACGAAGCAAAATTTAAGCAAAAAAACGATTTCGATATCGGACGCTACATTGCTGATGGGCTTCAAACAAGCTTTTTAGGACAAGAAGCGCTCGTGCGGGTTATACTCGAAAGCGCAACAGCCAGGCGGGCAGTGGATATGTACCTTGCGCACGGGGCAGTCGGGGGAGGATGGCGAGAAGGAACGGCAATAAACGCGCTGTATGACTTATCGAGATATATCGATGCGGAAGTGTACGCGATGGGACATGTGCACAGACTTGTGTTTAAGTACAGCGACGTAGTGCGGATGATGAAAACGGGAGCACTTGTTAGCGAGCGCAAAATTTATGCCGTGGCTGGAAGTTTTCTAAAACGCTACGAGGAAGGGGTAGACGGGTACATGGCAGGGAGAAGAGGAGAACCTGTCGTTTTCGGTGCGGTGTGGCTACAATTTGCGTTAACGAGTAACTCAAAACAGTTAACAAAAACAGCAAAAATTGTCGAAATTTAAAAAAAACGAGGGGGATGAAAAATGAAAAAGAAATACGTACAAATGCCGCTGGAATTTTTTGATAGCATCGAAGATAAAAAACAAATTGCAGAACTTGAATTTGTAGAGATGCTTTACGACATTGAAAAAGACGTGTGCAAAGAAGACTGGCAAAAAGTTGCACTGCAAATGTTATGCACAAACTGTAGCGTTGCTGACATTGTAAAAGAGTGCAAAGTTGGGCGGCAACGGGTGCGAACGTTTGTAAATAAGCTAAAAAAATATTTGCAAGAATATTTACAAAACTAACCAAACCCCCGCCTTTTCGCCCCCTATATTATGTAGGGGGCTGTATTTTTTTATGGGTAAACAATTTACAAAATACGTCTCGGTTGCTGAAAAACAAAGTGCTTTCCTGACAGCTTTTTTCGAAACTTTTCGGATAGACTTGGCATGCGAAAAAGCTGGGATCGGGCGGGCGACTTACTATAAGTGGATGCACGAGGACATAAAGTTTAAGGAGCGGTTCGAGGAGACTAAAGAGGCTTTTTTCGATAAGTTGGAAAGTCGGCTTTTACAAATTGCAGAGGAAAAGAAAGATACGAATGCAATAATACAGTTTTTAAAAGCAAAAGCAAAGCATAGGGGCTGGGGCGAGAGCGTGGAGCTTAATCACTCTGGCAAGGTAATTGTAGAATTTGTAGACAGGGCGGCCGTGGCGGAAATAAAAAATAAAGACGAGGCGGACGATGCAGATACCGCTTGCGTATAAAGAATATATAAACACCACGGCCCGCTACTGCCTTTTAATCGGCGGTGCTGGTGCTGGCAAGTCCGAGGCGGCGGCGAGAAAAACAATCATCCGAGCCCTCGCGGGCGGGCGACACTTAGTAGTGCGAAAATATGCTACAACTCTTAAACAATCAGTAACTCAAACTATCTTGAACGTGTTAAATCAAGAAAACATTCCACACGAATACAACAAATCAGAACGACTTATAACACTCGCAAGCGGCGGTGAGATATTGTTCGCAGGGCTTGACGATCCTGAAAAGTTAAAGTCTATACACTCGATAGTATCGGTCTGGGTCGAAGAGGCAAGCGAGATAACAGTGCATGATTTTCGACAAATCGATTTGCGGTTGCGGGGACAAATAATAAATCAGGACAAAGCACGTTTTTATAAACAAATTACGTTAACAGCAAACCCAGTGGCAAATTTTAGGTGGATAGAAGACGAGCTGGCAAAAAAAGTTGCGGGGACGGTTTACGTATTGCGGACGACGTACAGGGACAATCCATTCATCGACTCCGAGTACGTAAATGTGTTAACCAGTATTGCAGACGGTGAATACAAAAATGTGTATTTGCTTGGGGAGTGGGGCGGGAAAAATACGGCTTTGGTGTTCCCTGCTTGGCAACGCTGGGAAGGCGGCGGGGAGTTTAGCTTTTTCGGATTGGACTTCGGGTTTACGAATCCGACCGCCCTCGTGGGGGTGAGACAAGACGGAGATAAGTACTTTGTTGAGGAAGTGCTGTATAGGTCGAACGTAACGAATTCGGAGCTTGTGCAGTTAGTAAAAAGCGTTGCGGGCAATGGGCAAACGGTCTACTGCGACAGCGCAGAGCCTGCACGCATCGAGGAGCTAAAGCGGGCGGGGGTGAATGCTGTAGCGGCAAACAAGGACACCAGAGGCGGGCTGGCATTTTTGCGAGAACTTGCGAGCGCTAGGAGGCTGTACATTGCGGGGAAAAATTTGGAAAAGGAACTAAACGCTTACAGTTTTAAAACGAACGCCGCGGGCGAGGTGACGGACGAGATTGTAAAACTTAACGACCACCTCATCGACGCGATGCGATACGCTATTTACACGCACTACACAAACAGCACAAAACGATTAAGCGAAAAAGACTTAATAATTGCGAGGAGGTTGTCGCTTGTTTAATAAAAAAGCAAAAGAACAAAAAACAACAATAAAAGCAATCGATACGGTACAGGAGCTCGAGGCGTTTTTTAGCGATAATAAAGTAATGCAAACCTCCCCGACCTACCTTGCTGCTTTGTCGCTTTTGTCGAGCGAGCTTGCACGGTTTGACTACACGTTTAAGAACAGTGTTGATATTTTAAGCATGCAGGCGGTCGGGGTCGGGGGCGCAATGTTAAACGGGCGGCATGAAAAGAAGCGTTACATTTTTGAATGCTTGTTAGACACGGGCAAGGTTGCGGTAGTTGTGTACGATAAGCTGTATATATTGCCCGCGACTGCATTTACAGAACGAAGGAGCAAAACGGACGGGCGGCTGCTTGGGCTAACTTTAGCAAACGGGACAAACATTACGTTAGACAGGGTAATACTTGCAAACTTATCGGACACGTATGCGGGCGGGTTTCGGGATTGGTTGGTGGATGTGATCGAATTGGAAAACGCACTCTTGGCAGGCTATAAAAACGCAGCGAAGGCGGGCGGTTTATTTAATGTCTGGCGGGTGAAAGGCGACGTGGGTGAGCGTGAAATACAAATTCTGCAAAGCTTGCTACAAATAGCAAAAAACAAGATACGCAAGGGGGAGATACCCGTGCTGCCCGAAGCGGTCGAACCTGTCGCGAGCGTGAACGGTTTGGATAAGCTTGCGGACGCTAAAGATTACATAATACGCAGCATCGCTCGCACGTTTCAGATTCCCCTTCTGCTTTTGCAAGAGCGGGACGGGGGGAGTTACTCGCTCGCACGGGAAGAAAGACGCGCGTGGTACGAAACAAGCTTGAGAAGTTTCGTTGAGTTAGTAAGAGCAGCACTGGAAGATTTTGCACAAAGGGCGTATAATGCAAAAGCGAGCGTAGAAATTGACATTAGCGATATTGATTATTTACAAAATAGGCAAGCGTGGAACACAAGCGAGATTGTGCAACTTTTTACAGCAGGAATAATTAGCGACACGGAAGCAAGAAAGCTTTTAGGAATAGCGCAAGATTTGCAAAACATGCAGGGCAGCAAGCAAAAAGCGGTAAAAAAATCTGCGCAGCAAGAGGACGAAGAGGTATGGGCATGGCATGCAAAAACGATACAACCGCTTGAGCGATTTTGCACAAAAGAGCTGCTTGCAGAAACAAAAAAAGCGATAGAAAAAATTGTTACACAAGAAAAAAGCAAAGCGGCAAGCGATGATGTGAAGAGCAAGCTTGAGCAAAAAGTTTTAGTTGATGCAGTTAATAACGCAATCGAAAAAGTGCTTAACAAGTTTTTCCCACGTGCATTCCAGCGCGCGCTTTCGTTAACGATTACAAGCGACGTTTACATAAAACCAGACGACTTAATCGATGCTGTCCCCGATATGGTAAACGAGACGATGCAATACATAGCCCCCGAGACGGCGCAGAGGATAGGAAATAAGTTAACCGAACTATTGCAGAGTGAACAGATGTACGAAGCGCAGGATATTATAGACGAGCTTGCGAGGGCGGGGATGTCCCCCGCACGGGCGGAAACAATAGCAAGAACTGAAATAAACAGAGCGTGCGCATATGCACACACAAAAAATGCTGAAGCAATGCAGCAAGTAGCAGACGATGCAGGAATGGTTGTTTTGAAGAGATGGAGCACGGCGCAGGACGAGAAGGTGCGGGAGAGTCACCAGCGTGCAGGGTTGGAGGGCTGGATAAAAGCGGATGCGAAATTTTCGAACGGGTTAAGCAGACCTTACGAGCCCGGGGCGGCGGCGGGCGAAACTGTTAACTGTCGCTGCGTTTTGTTAACGAAAATTGCGAAAGAGGAGGAATGAAGACATGATAGTAGTGAAAGGGTATGCGAGCACGGAGCGAATCGACAGAGACGGCGATGTGATACGAAGCACAGCGTTTGCAAACAGCTTGAAGGATTATCTGCAGGCGGGTGGGGTGGTTTTGTACAATCACGACAGAGACAAGGTAATCGGAAAGTGCACGACGGCTGGCGTGGACGAGAAGGGGCTTTTTGTCGAGGCTGAAATTTTTACAAGCGACGAGGAAATACTGACAGCGATTAGAAATAAAGCACTGAAAAGTTTCAGCGTGGGATTTATTGCGACAGATGCACAGGCGACCGATGCGGGGCTGGAATACAAAGAGGGTGACTTACTCGAGATTTCGGTCGTGTCCGTACCTGCAAACCCCGAGGCGACGTTTGAAATCGTGCAGGACGACAACGAAGACAAGCAAGAAGACACGCAGCTTGACGCTAACAAAACAGCAGACGAGGGCGAGGTGATAAGCACCCGTCCACCTGCGTTTGTTGTCAAGGAGGCGGGCGGCGGCGTGGATGAGATAAAAAATAAAAACAAAAACGAGGAGAAAGAGATGGAAGTAGAAAAGAAGAGCGTTGCAGAAGTGCTTGGTGAGTTGGGTGTTGTAGAAGAAAAGCACATCAAGGACGCTGAGATTGAGAAGAGTGTTAATTTGAGCCTTGAAAAAGAAGCACGAGAGATTGAAAAAGCAGTTAACACCTTGACCTCGAGCCCGCAATTTTCCACGCAAACGACTGGCGGGATTTTTGATGGGCTGATGGACGGGAAATTGCTTACAATGCCACGCTGGCAAATTGAGATGGCGGCTACGACTGTGAAAATCCCGATCCTGGGCGAGGCGAGCGTGGCGGAAGGCGAGAGCGGGGTAACGACTGATTCGAGTTTGGGAACTCAAGCAATTACAATGCAGGCTAAGCAGTACACTGCACGCTATCCGATTTCCTACTTGCTCGAGCGGGCAACGACGGGCTTGGTAAACGTGGTACAGGAGAATTTGGGGAAGTCGATTGCGAGAGCGTACGATAACGCATTTTTTGCCGAGCTCGCAAGCGGCACCCCGCAATCGATGCCGACCACGAGCAAGGCGTTTTACCAGGCGATTATTACCGCACTCGGGGAGCACGCTGGGAATCCTGCCGACCTTGCAATTATTGCGAACACGGCGGGCTACTCCGTGCTGGCAGGTTTCGATGAGTTCTACACTGTAGACAAGTTCGGGGTGAACGCTATAGTGAACACAGGCGTAATCGGGAAAATTTTCGGGATGGATGTCTACATGATACCGAAAAGCGGCAACGCTACAATTGTAGTACTGAATAAGAATTACGCCGCGTCGGGGAAAATGGGCGATGTGAAGTACGTATCGATTGTGGATGCGACGGGTACGACTTACGTGATCGGAAAGGCGCTTTTGGGATACGGTGTAAATGGTGTAGGCAAAGTGGTATTTGCTGCTTAAAAAAATCGCAGGGGGTAGCTCCCCTGCACGGTTTTATAAATACAAAAGGAGCGGCGGATGGTAGACAAAAACAAAGTGCTTAACATGACAAAAACACTGCTAAAAAATGTAAACATAAACGATGCGCTTTTAAGCACTGTATACGATATTGTATTTGCAAAGTTGCTACAACACACACAAGCGATTGACGGGCTGAAAACTATTACATTTACAGCAACAGCAGCACAAAGCGTTGCGTTTATTAGCAAAAGATACACACCGCTCAAGACCGTAAAGGCAAACGGGGAAGACTGCGAAATATTAAGTGCCGAAGACGGAACAATTCTTGTACCTGAAACGCGTTTGAATAAGAAAGCGAATTATGAAGTTACGTACGGTTACGAGGAAGAATTACAAGACGTCGAGGCCGTGCTGGCGGAGATGGTTGCAGAGTTTTTTACAAAGTACAATAAAGAGCTTGTTGGGCTTGACACAAAAACGAACAATTTCGATGTAGCAAATTTAGCAGAAAAGTACGCCTGGACGGAGTGGAGGTTGTGGCTTGAGCAATTAGCGCAATACGTTGTAGACAAGAAGCACGAAGTAGGAACTTTGATATGAAGATGAAAATAAACTTGCAGGGCACGGACAAAATTTTGCTTGATAACTTTGCAGACAGACTCGACAAAGCGATGTTTTTGTATGCAAACGATTTACGAAACGAGATTGTAGAAAATAAGCTTTCCGGGAACCCTGTCAGGCGGCGGACAGGCAACCTCGCAAATTCTATCGCAGTGCATAAAATAAATACGATGAACTACGAAATCGGAAGCTTTGGCGTTCGGTATGCGAAATTTTTAGAGTATGCGAAAAAATTGCAACGATACAGGTGGCTCGCGCCGTCTGTGCAAAAATGGGCGAAGAATAAAAACAGGTTGAGTGAGTATTTTAGGAGGGTAAAATGAGAATATATGAGACGCTAAAAGAAATTGCACAACAGGTTTTTGCAAGCTACGCGGAAACGAAGTACCAGCTCCCTGACGCCTACCAGGGCGCAGGCGGCGAGTGGGCGGTGGAGGTGGAGCGGATAGATTTTGTAGAGTTTCAGACGTACGATAGACAAGCAATAGCTAAAGCGTCGGGCATGATTATGTTTTACTTGCAAAATGAAAACATCGACAACGCAATAGAAACGATTATTACAAAAATAAAGCAAGCTATAAACGATGTAGCGAGTGCTGACTTGATAACGATAAACATTGAACAAGTAATACCTTATGCGTTTACAAAAGCAGCTGTACTTGTTAAGTTAAGCTGCGATTTTGAAATATAAAAACGAAAAGGAGGATAATATGGCAGTACACGGTAGATATTCGTATGTGCGAGTTGGAAAAGAAACGAACAAGGGAGTGCCCCCCGCAAGCGGCTGGGTGTTTTTAAAGCACAGCTCGGCGGGAATAAAAATGGAGGCAGAGAAGATTGAGAGTAAGGCGCTTACGGGGCGTTTGGTGAAATATGACACAGCATTGGGAACGAGAAAATGGGCTGGTAGCATTGAAGGCGTTGAGCTGGACGAGAAAAACCAGGGAGTGCTGTTTAAGAGCTTTTTCGGCACTGAGACAGTAACGACGCAGGGCGCAAACTACAAACATACGTTTAAACTTAGCACTAATCCTGCTGACTACGTAAGCGTAACGGCAGAGGTTTATAAATCTTTGTGGTTGCGACAGTTCGTAGGTTGCAGGGTGAAGGGGCTTACGATTAAAAGCGAACTGAACGCAATCGTAACGCTCGACGCGGAAGTAATCGGCACGGGCGAAATCGAAAAAAACCCCGTAGCCGACAAGGCAACAGTTACGCTGCCTGCTGAGGCGGCTTTTAGGTTTTATCACACGAGCGTAAAAGTCGACAACGTAGAATTTCCTGCGAAGTCTCTCGAGATTTCTTTGAAAGAAAACGCAGACGCTGATTTTAATTTTGCTGCGGGCGTAAATCCTGCTGAGCTCTTGAGAGGCGGCATCGAGGGCACGGTTAAAGTATCGCTGAATCTTAACGCTAACGCTCTTGCGCAGTACGAAAAATGGAAAAATCAAACGGACGTGACGCTTGAGATTAAGTTTACAAAGAGCACAGACGCAAGCCTGAGTATTACGTTTGCAAGATGTCGTGTAATCGATTACAGCGAGAATTACGGTGACGAAGTATTGAAAGCAGACATAACGTTTGAGATTCTGAGCGCTACGAATGAAGACGAAACAGTAAAAGTTGAACTTATTAACAACAGAGAGGAAGAGTACTAATGAACGAACAAGAGAGAGTTGTAGTCTGTGAGGTTTGGTCTCGGATTGTGGGTTACTATCGCCCTGTTCAGAATTGGAATGTTGGGAAACGACAGGAGTTTAAAGAGCGAAAAATATTCCAAACGGAGGTAAAAAATGGAATGGAAAAAGAAAACGTTTGAGATTACGTTAAAGATTGACAACGAAGACATTGTTTTTGAGTGTGCTGCTGTATCAGCTCTCGCACGTGCAGATTTTCAAGCGCAAGTGATTGAAGATGCGAGCGTGAGCGCAGACGGTCAGCAAAACATAAAACTCAATGCAGAAGTCATCGCAAAGAAAGATTTCTACTTGTTAGCATACACAGTGCAAAAAATAAATACTGAAGAAAAATATAGCACGATGAATCTAAAACAACGAATAGCTTTCTGGGAGAAATTTGCTGATTATTATCAGAACGAGTTTGTGAAACTGACTGAAGAAATAAAACAGCGAGGCGGGGATTTATCGTGAAGTATCTATCGCTCATCGATACGTGCAGTGTGACAATACCTGTTTTGTATTTCGACATCGCCCCCGTCTCGCACTTTCCCTCGTTTGCGCTTGCTCGTCTGTTTAACGTTTCGCATGCGTTTATTTTGAATCTGTTAGACACTGAAGAAATCGCTGAGATTTATCGTGAACTACAAGAAATCATAACAGTTACAGAAGAAGAAAAAGAGACGATTGAAGCAGCAGCGAATGCAGCAGTGAGAGCGTTAGTCATCGATGAGCAAAGCATAAAAAACAAAGAACTTTACAGATACGCACAATCTGTGATAAGCGTGTTTCTGCAGTACAGCGACGAGCACGGACTGCTGCGGGGGCTGGACTGGAAGAGCTTGCGGTTTTGGGACTTCATTATTGCAGCAACGACACAGAGAATCGCTGTAGAATATGTGAATGAAAAAAACAAGAGCGGGATGAGGTAGTGAATGAGTAGCGACAAAGTAACAATTCAACTCTCAGCAATCGATGACACAAAGACAGCGATAGAACAAGTTAAGAAAAATCTTAAAAGCGTCGATAATGTAGCAAATAGCACTGCAAGTGCTGTATCAAACATTACAAAAGCGCTTGCACCGCTTGCGTCTTTTACAGCAATCGCAGCAGGTATAGCAAAAAGTATGCAGCTTGCAAGCGACTATCAAGAAGCAGCAAGTAAAGCATCTGTCGTGTTTGCAAATAATACAAAAGCACTCAAAAATAGCATCGATGAACTTACAAGCGCGTACGGAATGAATAAATTAGAAGCGACGAAAGCGATTGCGGCTATGGGAGATTTGTTCAAACCGCTCGGCTTTGCAGAAGAAAGCGCTTTAAAACTATCACAAACAAGTGTAAAATTAGCAAGAGATTTGGCAAGTTTTAACAATTTAAAAACAGAGGATGTTTTGCGGGATATCCAGTCTGCTTTGGTGGGCAACACCGAGGCGGTACGGAAGTATGGCGTGGTGCTAAACGAGGCAACTATACAGCAAGCAGCAGTGCAGCAGGGGCTAAACCCAAAAGAGTTAACACAGGCCCAAAAAAGTTATCTTATCTTGTCACAGATTATCAATAATAATAAAGACGCTCTCGGTGACTATCAGCGCACTCAATATTCATTCGCAAACTCAATGCGAACACTGCAGAACATAGCAGTAGACGTCATGCAAAGTTTCGGGCAAGGCATCATAGAGACAATCACTCCTGCATTGCCCGTGATCGTTTCTTTTGCAGAGACGCTCGCTGAAACTTTTAAGCGTACGTTTAGTTTTGTTTTTTCACTTATACGAAATCTTCTATCTGTTATCATCACGACAGCGCAGAACGTACTTAGTATAGTTGATAAATTACTCACGAATATTTTAATACTTGCAAGACCTGTACTGCAATTTTTACTAAATGCTATTTTAAAAATTGCACAAACGATTGTAAACGTTGTCACTTCAAGCTACAATGCAGTAGCATCAGCACTACGTCGAGTCGGTATAAACATCAAAGAGCTTAATGCACAACTCAATATTGAAAATGCAAAAGATAGTATTAATAATTTTTTTGACACGCTCGAGCAAAAAGGAAGTATCGCAAAAACTATCTTTTCTGACATAGCAAAAGAAGCAGAAAAAACAAGCAATGCTGCAAATATTGCACTGCCTGCGCTGCGAGACTTAAAGATTACTACATCTGCTGTCTCGACAGCATCGAGCGCTAAAGCAAGCGCTGCGAAAGAAATGACTGCAAGCGCAGCTGGGGGTGATATGTTAAGCATGCTTGCTCAAAAACTCTTGAGCAGTTTACAAAAATACTCGCAAGTATTTGCGAGAGTCGGTGATGTGATAACTTTTGTTTTTGATACAATAATTGCACGCCTTGCACCTATTCTCGATCGTGTTTTGCTTCCGTTTTTGAATATCGTCGAGAATTTTTTGATTGTAGTCGGTGAGACTTTAGCAAACTTGCTCGATTTGTTACAACCTGTTTTCTCTGCACTCTTCGAATTGATAGTACCTGTTATGTCTTTGATCAGAAATTTGTTATCTCTTCTTCAACCCTTCATTTCAATGTTTTACATGATTATGCTTCCTTCTTTGTTATTTATCATGAAGATATTAACAGTTGTAATAAAAATAATTGACACAGCGTTTAAGATTCTTTTCAATAACGTTTTACGCCCCCTTATCAACGTTTTTATAGGCGCTTTTAATGCAGTTGGCGGGTTTTTCGAAAGCATCGTGAATTTTGTAATCGATACAATAAATAGCGTAATTAACAAAATAAACGACGTGTTGAGATTTTTAAGGTGGAACACAATCGGAACAATTTCACGTGTAAGCATGGGGCGAATCGCAGAGATGGGCGAATACACAGGTATCGGGGCATCGGCAACGACAACAGCAACGACGAGCGCTTTGGGAGGCGGCGGGTTAAGCGTACAAAAAGAACGTGATGTGTATGTAACATTTGTCAATAACGGTGTGCTTGCAGGATTTGCGAATGAAGACGAGTTTATTGCATGGATAAAAAGCGGGCTAAAACTGGCGACGGAGCGGGGGTTATAAATGATAAATAATACAACACTCATACAAAAAGCAGAAAATAGAGAAAATTTCAGATACAGAGTTCTTGTTTATGTCAACGCAAGCTGGCAGGACATAAGCGAGCATGTGTACGAGCTGAGCATCGATACAAGCGCTCTCAATATTGAGACGTTCGAGCCCGTGACGGCGAAAGCGATGCTCGGCCTGCGCGGTGACTTTTTGCAATTTTTTATAGACAATAAAGACGTAGTAATACAACTTGAGATTGAAAGTGACGTCTGGTTGCAAGTCTTTGCAGGAACTGTTGAAACAGCTCAAGCACGTATAGAAAACATTAGTAAAATAACACAAGTTACAGCGCTTGACTATACGCAAGTTTTAAAGAAAAAGACAATAAGTGCAACTTTTGAAAATATAAAGTTCTACGAAGCAAACAATACAAACTGTCTCGTTTATAAGATTCTTCAAGAAGCAAATTTACAAAATAACATAGCGCTCGAAGATGATTCTTACACGTTCGATTTTGTTAGCTTCGAAAACACAACGCTTTATGATGCTTTAAAGCAAGCCTTCCAGGCCCGTGGGGCTGTGTTCGATATCACGAGCGGGTTTTTGCGAAAAGTAAACATCGCACAAGATACGTATAGTGCAGTATATACGATTAATAAGATTTTTGAAGTCGAGAAAAAACAGATAAAAACAAAGAACGTAAGCGTGACGGGCTACTTGATAGAATCGAAGAACGAAGAAGTGTATAGACTAACAGAGAAACAAGTTGAGACTACAAACGAGTGCTACATTGCAATTAGTGCGAATGTTTACTACCCCGACACGGGCTTTGCAATCGCTGAGATAAACGATGAAAATATAATAAATCTTGCAAACGTTACAGCAAACTTACAGACAGCAGGGGGACAGAGTGCGAGTGTAGAGATACAAAAAACAGAAAAGAACAAGATATATTTTCGTATTAAAAATAATACAAGTCAGAATATTACAATAATAAAATGCAGGTTTAGCGCAGACGTAAAACGTATTGCCAGCGAGCACACGTATGCACACACGATAAATAATACGACAGACGAAAACATAACTATAGATAACAGATTATTAACACAACAAACAGCTGAGCTATTAGCAAACAGACTCGCACAACGACTGAAACCGCTTGCACGAGAAGTTGCAATAGATACGATTTACGTGCCGTTTTTGGAGCTCGGAGACATTATAAACGTTGTAGATAACTTTAGCGATATTAGTGCAATTTATGCAATACAAAGCATTAGACATAATATAAGTATAAGTGCACAAACGACAACGCTAACATTACACAACGTAGAAGCGATAACATCGCAGGCGACAGTAACACAAACTGCAAACGTAAGCGGGGCAAGCGGCGGGGTGATTAATGCAGTAAACGCTGCGGTATCGGAAACTCTGCAGCAACTGTCGCAGCAAAATACACAAGGCATAAACGGCAGCGGCTGGACGAATATACCAACCGTTCCCGTCCTCGACCGCCTAACAACTCGTAACAATTTTGTAAATGTTGTTATAAAACCACAACGGGACTTGTCGAATTTTGAAAAATACGAATTTCAAGTGAGCAAGGACGGGACGACTTGGACGAAACCAGACGGCGCACAAGGCACAGCTGAGAGTTTTTTTGATGCGTTTAGTTTTATCGTTCCGTTTAACGTAGACAGCGACGGTAAAAATATTGATACAAATATAAAAATACGAATCCGAACGAGGACCAGAGCGGGCTTGTTGTCCGACTGGCTTGTAACCGATTACATTACACTACAAGCAAACCTTACAACAAACAATCTTGGCACGGTTTTTGCTGATAGTGTCGTATTTGACGGCTACAACTATTTTTACGCACAAAATTTTAGGCTTGGTGGGGCTAATAGCTACATACAATACGCAAACGGAAATTTAAGCATCGCAAGCGGAAATGTGCAAATTGCACAGGGGGCCGTAACGGCGAACGATGTTGTTACACAATCGCTAAAGATTAACAATGCTTTTTTGTATATCCCGGACGATTTTGAGAAATATTTGTTTGGAGGGACAGCTGGAGATATTGGCGAAGGTTACGTGTACAACCAGCACGGGGAGCGTATAGCATATTTTCGGGCTGGCGATGACGGAGATGTAAACCTCGCAACACAAAAACATATTATGTATTTACGAAATATGTCGTACACACCAGACGCCTGGCTAAATGTTTCTTTTGGCAGAGTTTATTACAAACTACAACCGCTACTTTTAAAAAACTTTAACGGATTACCTCCAATCGTAAACGCCCCGGCGTCGGACGAATGGGTATTTAAAAAAGAATACACGCTTCTAACAGTTAACCAAACCGTACAACCGTTAACACAAAACCCCGTCTACACCTGCCGCCTTGGGGTCGGGGAAGAGTTTCAAGTCGAAATAACAAACCCGCAGAGCTCACAGACGTACCGCTTGCCTGTAATTTTTCCTGTAATCGATAACACAACGAACGAGGAGTATGAAATCGATATCATAAACGACGGGGCACCAGCAAGCACACAGCCCAGGTTGCAGGTTACAAATGCGATCCAGAACGCATGGCTGCGTGAATGGTACGGGGTAACTTCGTCCCCGTTTTGGAATTTTATCGATAGACAAAACGCAAACGGGTGGCTATATTTACCTACTCAAAACTTGTTTGGACGAATTATAACAAATTATTACAACGACGGAACAGTTTATAAAAACGTGTACGGGGTATTTTATAGGTCTCCG